ATTAATTTGATGATCATATTGTAGTTGTAATGCATTGATAGTATTTTGATATATAGTAGTCATTGTGTAACTCCTTTGTGTTACTATTTGTTTGTGAGCTTTTCTCACAGTCTTGCAAAGCAAGAGAGCAGCTTAGATAATCTTAGTCAACACCATCATATAAGGATAATCGTTCGTGGACAGAGCGTGAAACGCTCGTGGATCCATGAACTATTATATTCAAGCAAATGCGTGTTTACTTGGATTAGCTTAGCTGTTATCATGTTTATTAGACATAAGAGATTTATTTATTTTTCTCACTATTACTAATATCCATATTAACATAATTATTATTATTATACTCATTCTTACCTCTATTCACTTAATTCATCTTTTATCCCCTATACACCTCTCACACTAGCCCAGATCGAAGCCCGTTAGGGTGCAGACCTTGGCTGCACTTTAGCGAGAGCTGGAACTAGCTACATAACATCACAGGTATACGAATATGCTTGACATGATTTTATCAATGATTACAATTATCCAACGGAAGCGTGATGACGGATAATAATGATTTAACAGATAAACAAAAGGCACTTGTCGATACCATCGTATCAACAGGGTGCAGTATTGTAGAAGCAGCAGAAAAGGCTGGTTACTCAACGAAAATCAGTAGAGATAGTGCAAGAGTAAGTGCATCTCGTACACTACGACTTCCAAAAGTACAAAAGTACATGATGGAATGTGTGTCAAGAACGATAGGTTTAGGTGCAGTAACAGCAAGTAATAAGTTAGTCGCCCTTAGTAATGGCGCTAAATCAGAGTACGTACAACTAGAAGCTAGTAAAGATATACTAGATAGAGTTGGACTACGAACACCAGACAGAGTTAATCACCAAGTAGTCGGAGATATAAAGGTTAGTATCGATCTTAGCTAGACGAGAGGGTGGGGGTTAAAAACTACAGGTGTGTAGTAGTGATATATGTCATACACACAACAGAGTTAAAAAAAGTAAATCAAATGTGCGTAGACAAATATATTTCTTAGATTTAAGGTAAATAGTCTTAAGAATAAACTACGAGAGGGTTACTCTCATAGCCTTGCAAGGCAACATAAAGAAAGATTAGATGGCTAAAAGAGGATTGTACGCTAATATAAATGCTAGAAAGAAGGCTGGTACATCTAGACCTAAGTCTAAGAGTACGGTGTCAGCCAAATCTTATGCCAATATGAAAGCTGGATTTCCTAAAAAGAAGAAAAAGTAGTGTCTACTCCAGCATGGCAACGAAAAGAAGGAAAGAATCCTAAAGGTGGATTAAATGCCAAAGGTAGAGCTAGTTATAATAGAGAAACTGGTGGCAATTTAAAAGCTCCTACCAAGAAAAAGGGGAGCAAAAGAAGAAAATCATTCTGTGCAAGAATGAAAGGTATGAAAAAAAAGTTAACTTCTGCAAAAACAGCAAGAGATCCTGATTCTAGAATTAATAAATCATTAAGAGCATGGAATTGTTAGTAAGTGAATTGAAATAATTTTTTATTTCTAATATAGTTGTAGTTTACCCTAAAAAATTTTATAACAAGAAGGAATGAAAACTATGACTATTGATGATTTGACGAATGACATGAAGCTACTTCAAGAAGAAGTAAAAGATATTAAAGAAATAAATAAAGTATTGATGAATAAATTAGATAAGGCCTATGAAGATAGAATAATGTTGCGTAGTCAAGTTTTAAAGTCTAAAGTAAATACAGAAAGTGAGGTCAAAAATGCCTAAAGTTGGTAAAATGAAATTTCCATATACTGCTGCTGGAAAGAAAAAAGCAAAAGAAACAGCAAAGAAAAAAGGAATGAAAGTTGTCAAGCAAAGCAAAAAGAAAGGGTACTAGAGTAGAAAACGAAATAGTAAAACTCTTCCAAGCTGAAGGGTTTAATGCTAGACGACAACCTCTTTCAGGTGCTATTCAAGCATTTCCTCATGATGTTCAAGTATCTGATCTATTTGAGGGAACTAATATAGAAGTTAAAGCTAGAAAAAATGGCGAAGGCTTTGCCCAATTAGATAAATGGAAAGGATCTGCTGATTTATTAGTATTAAAAAGAGACTTTTCTAGTCCAATGGTATATCTTGATTGGGATTTATTTAAGGAATTTTTGTATGAGTATAGACAAAACAGACGAAGTAGTGAATCTGGAGAACAGACAACTGTTCAACATTTCTCTAGCAGAAAGACGGAAGCTAAGACAGATCGTAAAAAAAGTACATCTAAGATACCTTCCAGAGGATTTGATAACGGACAAGGAAGCAGACAAATTAATCGAAAGCCTTGGCCCAAAGATCAGAGAAAATTTGCTAAAAGTAGCGATAGACAAGAATCTAGTATAAATGGCACAGCTAAGTTACAAACCAGATGGCAATACCTTAAAGAACTTTCTAAAAGGTGATGAGTTTTTTAGAGGTTTACGAGGGCCTGTAGGAAGTGGCAAGTCTGTCGCTTGTTGTATTGAGGTACTTAGACGCGCTCTCCAACAAGAAAAAAACCATCAAGGGAAAAGAAAAAGTAGGTGGGCCGTTATTCGGAACACTAATCCGCAACTTAAAACGACTACTATCAAAACATGGTTAGACTGGTTTCCTGAAAACGAATGGGGTGTATTCTCATGGTCAGTACCTTATACGCATAGAATAAATGTAGGTGAACTAGAATTAGAGGTCATATTCTTAGCTTTAGATAGACCTGAAGATGTTAAAAAGCTTTTATCATTAGAACTAACAGGAGTATGGGTAAATGAAGCCAGAGAACTTCCTAAGAGCATTGTAGACGCTTGTACTATGAGGGTAGGTAGATACCCAAGTATGCGTGATGGTGGTGCATCTTGGTATGGAGTTATTGCAGATACTAACGCACCAGAAGAAGATCATTGGTGGCCTATTATGGCTGGTGATGTACCAGTACCAGATCATCTCTCAAGAGATGAAGCTCTAATGTTAGTTAAACCTGAGAACTGGAATTTCTATACGCAACCAGCAGCACTATTAGAAGATAAAAATAAAGATGGAACATTAAAAGGATATAAAGATAATAAAAAATGTGAGAACAAAAAAAATCTTACAGAAAAATATTACAACAATATTATTAAAGGTAAGATGAAAGGGTGGATAGATGTTTATGTAATGAACAAACTAGGATCTTTAGAAGAAGGTAAACCAGTATATCCTAACTGGAATATGGAAATACATTTATCTAAAGAAGATTTAGAGCCAGCTCAAGTACCAGTATTTATTGGTATTGACTTTGGACTGACACCAGCCGCAGTCTTTGGTCAAAAGCTACCTAATGGTAGATGGTTAATACTACAGGAGTTAGTATGTTTTGATATGGGTATAGCAAGGTTTAGTGAATTACTTAAACATGAGATAGCAAAGAACTATAGAACGCAAGATATTGAAGTATATGGCGATCCGGCAGGAGATTTTAGAGCTCAAACTGATGAAACAACACCATTTCAAATACTGCGACAAAATGGCATAATGGGTAAACCTACTCATAGTAATGATGTAGCTTTAAGAATAGAAGCTGTTGAAACCTCATTAGCTAGATTAATAGAAGGATCTTCTGGTTTTTTAGTAGATCACAGATGTATAAATCTTAAAAAAGGTTTTAATGGTGGTTATTTCTATAGAAGAATGCAGACTTCAGGCGATAGATATGATGAAAAACCTATGAAGAATAGATATTCCCATGTTCACGATGCACTACAGTATTTATTACTAGGTGCTGGTGAAGGTAAACAGTTAATAGCTGGAAAAGCTAAAAGTCCAACAGTTGTTAAAACTAGAGGTTGGAGTATATTTGGTGATAAAAAAAGAAGAAGTGTATGGCAAAACAGAATGAATGGTTAGTATATTTCTACGAAAATAGAGATTATCATAGGCATACTAAATTTTTTAAAAAAGGTTTTAAACATTGTGGAGTAATGGGTTATGATCCTGAAAAAAAAATATGGATAATATCAGAATACTTATTCGGTAAATTAAATATAGAAATACTAAATGAAGAAGAAGTAGATAAAATATTTAGATTAATACAAATGAAGAATGGACACATATTAAAAGTGCCAATACAAGATAAAATATCTAAGTTTCCTGTTATTATGGGATCATGGATTAAAGAGCATAGCTGCGTTAGTTATGTTCAACGATTAATAGGCTGGTCTAGGTTTTGGATATTTACACCTAATCAGCTATATTGTGCGTTGAAAAAGAATGGAATGTGTGAAATAGAACTATAATTATGGGTGCATTTCAAAAGCCAAAGTATAGAGAAACTGCTGCAGACAAAGCAGTTAGAGAAGATATTGAAAGAAGAAGGCAAGAAGAATTAAAAACTCAAGCTGAGCTTGAAGCAAAAGAAAAAAAATTATCAAAAAGAAAAGCAAAAGGAATGGTTGGTATGCGATCATTATTCTCAAGAGCTGGTGGGAAAGGATTTTTTCATGAAGGTAAAGAAATCTAAAGAAAAAGAAAAAATAAAATTAAATAACTTAGGTTATCCAGTTAATGATCCTTATGGTTTAATAGCAGCTTTTGTAAATGTTATTCCACCTATGACAGTATTTGGTAAAAAATAATGGGAGATACAACTTCAACAAATACTAATGCTAATTCTGGTGGTGGAGGTAATAATAATCAAGGTGGTGGTGCTGCTGGTATGTCAACTAATGAAATGAATACTGCACTTAGTGAAGAAACTATAACAAATAATCAAACGACTGCTGGAACAGGAATAGTACAATATAATTTAGGTATAAAACCTTATATTGCTAATCCAAATGAAAATGCAACAGGTGGTAATGTAACTGGTTATTATTCTACAACTGGTAATCAAATGTATGGTGGTGCTGCAAGTACAGCTACTAATGAATATTTAGAATCTATAGGAGAAGCAACTAAAGGCTCGCAAAATCCTGATGGTAGTTACAATTATCTACTTACTGCTAAAGGTTGGGAAATGAAATATGGATCTTACACACCAGGTCAAACTCAAGAAGGTGGAGCAATGGGTGATGGATCAAGTGGTATAATGGGTGGAATACCTATTTCTGAAGAAATGTTTGATTCACAAAAAAAATTACAAATGATAACAACAGGAGCTATGGCTTTAGCTGGAGTACCAGTAATGGGTGCTGCTTTTGCTGAATATAATGCAAATAAATATTCAGATTATGTAAATACTTTTAATAATACATTGCAAAGTTCTACTTCTATGGCATCTTCAGGAAAAAGTGACAGTGGATCTACAAACGCTACAAGTACATCAATGGCTACAGGAACAACAACAATAAATGATACTGGAGTAGATGGTGGGCCTTCTGAAGCAGCAAGATTAAAAAAATTAGCATTAACTAAAAAAACAGCAGCTTTAGATGCTAAAAGAAAATTATTTAATACAACTAATCAAACAATTACAGGAGCAATGGTATAATGGCTTTCATTCCAACAGCAGAAAAAAATATTTCTTCAGGATATACTGATGAAAAATTTCAAAGTTTTTTAAAAAAATATCAAGATGCAGAAACAATCTTTGATCATTGGAAAGATAAATATGAAGAAGCATATGAGTACACAATGCCTTCAAGAGAATCATTCTATGAAGAAACTATAGGTGAAAGACGTACTGATAAAATATTTGATGAAACAGCAGTAGTAGGAATACAAGAATTTGCTAGTAGATTACAAGCTGGTATAGTTCCTACATATGGAAGATGGGCAAATTTAGAAGCTGGATCAGAAATACCAGATGATCAAAAACCACAAATTAATGAAGCATTAGATGAAATAACTAAATATGTTTTTGAAGTATTAAGTGGATCTAATTTTAATCAAGAAGTACATGAAGCATTTATGGATTGTGCTATTGGTACTGGTGTTATGTTAGTAGAAGAAGGTGATGCATTAAACCCAGTTAATTTTACAGCTATTCCTTTACCTAAAGTTATGTTGAATAATGGGCCAAATAATAAAGTAGATACAGTATTTAGAAAAAGACAAATACCTTACAATCAACTTATGGCTGCATATCCAAAAGCAGAAATGTCTGAAAAAATGTTTCATGCTATAGAAAAAAATCAAGGTAAAAAAGCAACTATAGTAGAAGGTGTTTACAAAATTTATGAAGAAGCAAATACAGAAAAATTTAAATACTGTGTTGCTTGTATGAATGAAGAAGAAATAATTTTTGAAAAAGAGTTAGATGGAATTGGTAGTAATCCATTTATTGTATTTAGATGGAATAAAGGATCAGGAGAAGTTTATGGTCGTGGGCCTGTCTTTAATAGTATGGCTGCAATTAAAACAACTAATCTTACAGTAGAATTAATATTACAAAATGCACAAATGAATATTAGTGGTATTTATACTTATGAAGATGATGGTGTTGTTAATCCTGATAATATAAATCTTGTGCCAGGTGCTTTAATTCCAGTAGCTCCAAACAGTAGAGGTCTTACACCTTTAGCTGGAGCTGGTAGATTTGATGTAGCACAGTTAATATTATCTGACATGAGACAAAATATTAAAAAAGCTTTATACATGGAAACACTTGGTAGACCAGAAGGTACTCCAATGTCAGCAACAGAAGTAGCAGAAAGAATGGCAGATCTATCAAGACAGATTGGATCTTCTTTTGGTAGATTACAAGCTGAGTTTGTTACACCATTACTTCGTAGAGTAATTAGAATATTATCTAAACAAGGTAGAATAAATATACCTAAAGTTGATAATAGAGAAGTTAAAATAATTGCTACATCACCATTATCACAATCACAACATCAACAAGATGTGGCTGTAGTTAATAATTTTAATGCTATATTAGCTCAAACATTTGGCCCACAAATTCTTAATATGATTGTTAAACAAGATGAAGTAGCTAGATATTTAGCAGAAAAATTAGGATTACCAGAAAAATTAATTAGAGATCCTCAAGAGCAACAAGCATTAATTCAGGAGTTGCAAAACATGGCACAACAGTCTAATGTAGCAGCAGATGAGTTGGGAATCCCTAGTCAACAGCCGCAAAGACAATAATTCACAAGATACAAGTGAAATAGATAGAATATTTGCGTCTGTATTTTCTGATCCTGATGGAAAAAAAATATTAGAATTTTTTGATATAACAATTAATAATATTACATTAAATCCTAATGCAGAAGATAGGGTATTGTGGCATTTAGAAGGTCAACGATTTATGCTGCAACAAATTAAACTTAGAATAAAGCGAGGTAAAGAATGGCAGAAGAAGAAGTAGTTACACAACCAACAGAACAAACTGAACAAACTGAGAATAGTAAACCAGATTATGTTCAAGATAAATTTTGGAATAAAGATTTAAATGAAATTAATATTGAAGAATTATCTAGTAGTTATAATTCTTTAGAAAAAAAATTAGGAGCAAGAACAGAAGATTTATCTAAACAAATTAGAGAAGATATATCTAATGAAGTTAAAGCTAATGTTCCTGAAAAATATGAATTAAAAATGCCTGAAATACCAGAAAACGTACAAATGGATATTAATGCTGAAATGCCTTTATTAAAATGGTGGGGAGAAACTGCAAGAGAAAAAGGTTTATCTCAAGAAGAATATAATAAAGGAATAGAAGCATTTGTTAATAATGAAATTTCAAATTTACCTGATGTAGATGGTGAAAAAGAATTATTAGGAGATAATGCTAATGCAAGAATAGAAGCTGCTGATTTATGGAGTAAAAAAAATTTAACAAAAGAATCTTATGAAGCTATAGCTAATTTTGCTACTACAGCTAATGGGGTTAAAGCATTAGAAGAAATAATAAAACTTAATAAAGATGCTCCTATGCCTACTGTTGAAACAGCTATTGAAGCTGCTCCTAGTTTAGATGATTTACGATCTATGATGAAAGATCCTAGATACTGGAAAGATGGAGATAGAGATCCAGCTTATATTGCAAAAGTAGGTAATTTGTATGAAAAGTATTACGGAAGTCAAAAGGCGAGTTAAAGCTACTTGGCGTGATGCTCAATCATTCGCTGAATGGCTTGATCCTTTAGAAGCAAAAAAACTTAAACCAGCTATTAATTATAGTGAAGGTTATGTTTTAAAAGATGATGATGATACTTTAATTTTATATATGACCTATAATGATACAGACATAGGTGATACTTGTGTAATTCCAAAAGAAAATATTGTTAATATTTGTGAGTTGAAAAATAGCAAAAAAAGTGTCAGTAAAGCTTAAATAGACCTTTAAAAAGACAATAGGCCTTTATAAGACAACCTTATTTAGCTTTTTCAAGATAATCTACGAACAAAAGCAAACACGGAGGTAAAATGTCTGCTACTATAACTAATGCTTTTATCACTCAGTTCGAAGCTGAAGTGCATATGGCATATCAAAGACAAGGTAGTAAGTTCAAAAACCTAGTGCGTACTGTAAATGGAGTAAGTGGAGAATCTGTCAAATTCCAAAAAGTTGGAACTGGCGAAGCATCTACAAAAGCTCGTCACTCAGAAGTTGTGGCAATGAACATTAGTCATACTAATGTAACTGCAACTCTAGCTGACTACTATGCTTCAGATTATGTTGACAAACTAGATGAGCTTAAAACCAATATTGACGAAAGAAGTGTAATTGCAAATAATGCAGCTTACGCTTTAGGTAGAAAAACAGATAGCATCATAACTGACGCTATGAGCTCAGCTACTACTCTAGCAAATAATGCTGGAGCAAGTGGTGGATCTCCAGCTACTGACATGAATATTGACAAGTTTAAAGAAATGCAAGAATTATTTGGTACTAATAGTGTGCCTGATGATAACCAAAGATATTGGGCAATCGGTCCAAGTCAATGGGCTGATCTTTTAGCTGACGATCAATGGACTAGAGCCGAGTATATCGGAACTGCAGAACTTCCTTTTTCTGGTATGAATTATACTGCAAAAAGATTCTTAGGTTTCTTAACATTCGTTCATTCTGGTTTAGATACTTCTGGCTCAACAGATAGACACACTATTTGTTGGCACAAAACATCTATGGGTTTAGGTGTGGGATCAGAAGTAAGAACAGAAGTAAACTATATACCTGAAAAAGTTGCTCATTTAATGACTTCATACTTAAGTATGGGATCAATTATGATTGACACTAATGGTATTAGAGTACAAAAGTGTGCTGAATAGCAGAGAGGAGAATTAATTATGGCTTATGAACTAGCAAATCCAATTAAAAAAATCTCTCAGATGGGTGATTCCAATTCAATGTGGTATTACACAGATGGCGATGCTATTGGTACTATTGATAATGATGATTACTTTATCTTATCACATAAAGAACTAAGTGCTGGAGATATTATTATTGTAAATAGTGGTGGATCAAACGCAGTTGTAGATATATTAATTGTATCTGTAGATGATGGTGGATCTAACTTAAATACAGTAATACTAGCATAACTATATTATATGGAGGGGGGAATTTTTCCCCTCTCTATTTTTTATTAAAATGGCAGTAACAAAAGTAGATATAGCTTCAAGAGCTTTAGTAATGATAGGAGCTAATCCTATTTCATCATTTACTGATGATACTACAGAAGCTTTAGTTACAAATACAATATATGAAGAAGTAGTTGAATCTACATTAACTAGACATAATTGGAGATTTGCAACAGGACAACAACAGTTATCTTTGTTAGCAGATGCTCCTACTGGTAGATTTGAATATGCTTATCAAATACCTTCTAATCCTGAATGTTTAAAAATATTATCAGTAACTTCTAATGATGCATTATTACGATACCATAGATACGAAGATAAAATATATTTAGATGGTTTTGGATCATCAACAACAGTTATTATGGATTATGTATTTAGACAAAGCGAAGATCAGTTTCCCCCACATTTTAGATTAGCAGTAGAATATAAACTAGCTAGTATTTTTGGTGGATCAGTAGCAAGAGATGCAGCACTTGTTAGAGAGTTTGATCAATTAAGTGAAAGACAATTATTAATTGCAAAAAATACTGACTCCTCAGAAACTACAACTAAAACACTTTCTACTAATAGATTTATAACAGAAAGAAGAAGCAGTCGTAGTGGACTTGTAGTCAGTTAATGCCTAGAAAAATTAGACAAGTATATACCAACTTTTCTTCAGGAGAAATTAACAATCTCCTTAATGCAAGAACTGACGCTAAAGCATATTTTGAAGGTGGTAAACAAGTACGCAACTGGTATTTATTAGATGAAGGTGGAGTAATGCGTAGACCAGCTACTGAGTATATGGCTACAATGCCTGCCGAATGTAGAATAATGCCATTTGTATTTTCTAATGATGAAGTCGCAATATTTGCACTATCCAACAATCGGTTGGACGTTTATTCTAGTGCTGGAGCTGTTATTCAAAGCAATATTACATCAAATTGTAATTGGACAACAGCTCAATTATTTGAAGTAAATTTTGCACAGTTTGGTGATACAGTTTTTTTATGTCATAGAGATAATCCAATAAGAAAAATTACAAGAACTTCTGCAAGTACATTTAGTGTTGCAGCTTATGCTTTTGAAGAAGATGATAGTGTAACTGTAAATGGTATTAATAAAACTACACAACCATTTTATAAATACGCTGATAGTACAATAACAATAACACCTGGCGCAACTACTGGAAACAGCGTAACTTTAACTGCTAGTGCAGATTCTTTTGTATCAGGACATAATGGAACATATTTAAAAATTGGTAGTAAACAAGCAAAAATTGTTGGTTATACAAATCCAACTACAGTTACTGCTACTATATTAGAAGCATTACCTAACACAGATGCTAATGCAGATTGGCAAGAACAATTAATATCTGCTGTTAATGGTTATCCTCAAGCTGTATCTTTTCACGATAATAGATTATGGTTTGCTGGTGTAAGAGATAATCCAGCTGCAGTTATTGCTAGTCAAATTGGAGGATATTTTAATTTTGATTTAGGTACTGGTTTAGCTAATGAAGCTATTAATGTTGCTATTGCAAGTGATACTGTAAATGAAATTAGACATATGATTTCATCTCGTAACTTACAAATATTTACTGATAGTGGAGAATATTATGTACCTGTATCATCACAGTCTGCTGCTATTACTCCTAGTAGTATAGCTTTTTTAAGACAAACACCTTATGGAATTAATAGAGCAGCACCAATTCCTTTTGATGGAGCTTCTATGTTTAGTCAAAAGAATGGTAAATCAGTAAGAGAATATGTATTTTCAGATATTGAACAAGCATATAGATCTACAAGTGTATCTGTATTAGCTTCTCATTTAATTGATTCTCCTAAACAATTATCTATGATGACAGGTAATGAAACTAAACCAGAACAGTTTGCATTTTTTTTAAATAGTGGAACTGATGAAGATGGTAAACTTGCAGTTTTTCATTCTATTCGTGATGAAAAAATTGCTGGTTGGACTATGTGGGAAACACAAACAGGAGATAAGTTTCATAGCATTACTGCATTAAATGATAAATTATTTGTAATAGTTAAAAGAGTTGTACCTAGTGGTACTAAATATTTATTAGAAAGATTTGCTAATGATGATTCAATTACTCTTGATTGTTCTACTACTACAACAGTATTTCAAAAAGGAACACCATTAGTTAAAGGAGGAAGTCAAGCTACTGATCAAAACACTTTAGTTGTTGATGGTTTTAGTACTGCTCCACAAATACAAGAAACATTTACAATAGCTGGAAATGCAGCAGAATATACTATTACTGCTGTATCTGCTGGAGCTTCTCAACACACATTAACATTAGATAAAAATCTTCAAGCTGTACCAGCCGATAATGCAGTTATTACAATAGTAGATGGATTTTTACATACAGTAAATGCTATTTACGAAAACACAGATAAAGTATTTGCAGTATATGGTAATGGCTCTTTAGGTGAATTTACAGTTGATTCTAATAGTAGAATAACATTAACTTCTGCCCCATTTCCTACTGGAGTAAGAGTTGGATTTAACTATACACCTATTTTAGAAACAATGTCTGTAGATAAAGAAATAGATACTGGCCCATTAACAGGTCAACCAAGACGAGTTAATAAAGCTATTGTAGATATATCTGGTGGTTTAGATATTACATTAAAAGCACAAGATTTAAATTCTAAAGAATTAGTAATACAACAAGCTGGATTTACTTCTGGTACAGATATAACTCCAGTTACAGAAAAAAAAGAATTTAATTTTTTAGGTTATAGTAAAAATCCTACAATTACTATTAGCCAAAACGATCCATTACCATTAAAGGTATTAGGAATAGCTATGGAGATACAATTCGCATGAGTGGAATGGAAGCGTCAACATTATTTGCAATTAGCCAAGGCGTACAAACAGTTGGTCAAATACAAAGTATTCAAGCACAAAGAGCAGCTTTAGCTAGAGAAAATTATAGAATTGAAACAGAAAAAAGATTAGCAAGAATGCAAGCTCTTGAAGCAGAAAATAGTAGAAAAGAAGAAGCAAATCGACAATTAGCACAAAATGCAGCATTTCAATCTACTGCTGGTTATTATGATGATAGTATGAGTTTTTTAAATATTAATAAACAAGTAGAAAAAAACATGAATAAAGATGTAGCTAATATTCGTTTAATGGGAAAACAAGTACAAAATAAATATGGAAGTATGTTATTTGAAAATCAATTAAAATCTAAAGATATAGTCTTTGGTGGTTATACAACTGTAATAGCAGAACTAACAAGTGGCTATAGAACATACAAAGACTTAAAGGGATAATGGCTTTAACAACAGGTAAAAGAACAACTACAGTTACTCCTAGTGCAACAGCTAGTAGAATGGGTATTGTACCAGCGTATGGTGGAGATCCAATAACTGCTGGAGCAAGTGCTTTAGGAGAAGCATTAAGTGAAGAAGTAAAAAGAGCTGCAGTTTTAGAAGAAGAAAAATGGAAAGCAAAATTTAGTATTGATACATATAAAGCTCTTAATGAATTTGCATTAAAAAATAAAAATAATCCAAATGGATTTACTACTAGCACTGATGCCTATGTAGATGAGTTAGTAGCTAATGCACCTAATAAATATAAAGGTTGGTCTAAACAATATGCTGGTATGATGGCTGCAAGATTAGGTCAAGGAATAATAAATAATCATTATATTAACAATCAACATGAAGCAATAAATCTTAATATGGAAGATGGAGCTATGTGGTTAAGTAATGCAGTTAATCATTTAGAAAATATTAATTATGCAGAATGGGATCAAAAAATGTTTGATAGTCATTTAGCAGAATTTTCAGAAAAATATGTTTCTTATGAAAATATGTATAATTCATTAGATCCTGAATTACGAAGATCATATAGTTTATTAGAGCCAGAAGTTTGGAAAAGAAAACATCAATTAGCTTTTGAACAAGCAAGATTAAATTCTAAACATAAAGCATTAATAGAATCTGCAGCATTAATAGATAAAGAAGCTCTTACAGGCAAAGATGAAAATGGTGATGGAGTTATATATAAATCTACTGGCGTAGAAGGTGAATTATCTAACGTACAAATTGCTTTAAATACAATTACTTCAAATATGGATAAATATATTAATAATCCTAAAGTAGATGATTTAGATGGTTTTAGTACATTAGGAGATACGCTTACTGAAGAAAGAGAATTATTAAAAAATAACAGTTTAGACTTTGCAAATAATTTAAAACAAAATTATGACATACAACAAAACAAATTAAAATCTATGAATGAAGTAGAATATAACAGAAATATAGATTTTTTATTTAATAGTGTAAGTCAACCCGGAACTAATTTAACAGATCAACAATTAAATAATCAATTAAATGCTTTAAATGCAACTACAGCAGATAGAGAAAAAATTACAAAACAAAATAAAGCTAAAAATATTATTGGTAAGTTTTCTACTTTAACATACAATTCTAATCCTGATGCACAAACATATTCATATAATGGTGAACAATTAAATTTTAATGCTTTTAATTCTAATTTATTTCACGATTCAATAACACAAACATTAACAGTATTAGCTGCTGAAGGTATTACTGATTATACATATGATGATATAAAATCACAAATTATTGATCATCATGTATTTAGTCTTACAGGAAAAAATCCACAAGAATTAACTTTTTCTTATGATTTTGCAAGTGGACAAGCAAGTGAAGATTTTAATTTATTAAAAAATTATGCAGTTAATATGGGAATAGTACCAAAACCTTTAACAACTTTTATTAATCAAAATTATTCAGAAGCTAGATTAAATTTAAATATAAAAGAAAATAGAGATGTATTAGTAGAAATGGCTGGTATGTTAAGTGTATTACAAGAAACACCTTATGCTAAAGCTCTTGGTATAGATGGAATTACAGCAGAAGATCAAATATTGCTTACACAATTTTATAAAGATTATAAACGTAATTTTGATGTTAATGCAAAAAGAAGTGAAGGTATGCAAGGATCATCATTTATACAAGAAAATGATTTTGTAAAAAATTGGTTTGAAATTAGAAATGAATATCAAGGTGATAAATCAGATAAAATTTTAACTTTATTTAATAATAGAATAACTGAAATTGGAGATGATGTATTAGATAATATACTTACAGATACAATAGATAAATCTACATTATATATATTTGGTGTTAATTTTGGAAACATATCTAGTCCTTTAACTTCTGAAGAAACAGTTAAACCATTAATAGATGTACCTATACTTAGATGGTTTAAAGTAAATGATACAGAAAAAGCTGATTTAAATTTACAATTAGGCGTACAAAGATTTAAAGAAGTATTACCAGATTATTTAGTTAATTATTATAAAGCAAATAATATAAGTGAAAGAGATTTAGCATTAAGAACAACAAGAGAAATAGAAAATGATATTGGTCAAATTATACAGTATGTGTTTAGTGATCTTAATAGTCTTGGGTATGGGTTTGAATAGTATGGCAGATTTAGTTTTAAAACCAATAATGCAAGAATACGGTGGTTACATGACAGAAGATGAAATTAAAACTGACATGGTAAAAACAATACAAAATCGTATTATGGGTATGGATGAAATGACAAGAAATCAATTAGGTATTACAGAAAATTTTTTAGATGATACAAATTTATTTTCTTTAATAGATAATAAACAAATACGTTTTGTATATGATGATAGATCAAGTGCTACACAACCTACATATTTTATTAAAGCAGATATAGATGGTAGTGGATTATATTATGATATACCAAATCCTAATGCTGATTCATCATATGCACCTTATGATATGTCTGGTAGTAAACCAGATTATTTAGAATCATCACCAGATAAATTAAGAGAACAAGCATATTTAGATGAATGGAATAGTGGATTTGAAGAAAGAAAAAAAGGATATGATAGTAAAGGTTTAGGCAGCACAAGAAGAAAAATTGCAGAATTTACAAGATTTAATTTATTTAAATTAACAAATGACATACATAATTTTGGTAAAGAACAAGCAGAAAATATCGCATCAGTAATACCTGGCTTAGAATATAATTATGATAATTGGGAAGAACAATCACAAAAAGTTTTAAAAAGAATAAATGAATCTGAAACTTCTAATAAAAAATTACAATTACAAGATACAGATACAATGTTTAATTATATTTTTGATCAAGAAGAAAGTGGATTATTTAAACCTAATGCATATGAAACAATAACAGGTAATGGTGATTGGACTATAGGTATGGGATTATCTTTAAAAGATGAAACTGTAATAAATCAATTAAAAAGCAAAGGATATAGTATTGAAAAATTAATAAGTGGAGAAGATGTAATTAAATATGAAGATAGTAAAGAAATATTTAATATTAAAATAACTGAAGCTCAAACAATAGCATTACAAAAAATGAAAAATTTAGGTGTAGATATTACAGGCCCAAAAAATTCTTATTTACTTATGGCATTGACCGATATGCAATTTCAAGGATCTTATCTTGGCCCAGCATTTACAGAAGCATTAGCTAATTTTATTAAAACAGGAGACAAAAAATATTTAGGTAGTTTTTCTGCATATAGTAAAGATGGAACAGCTTTAAGAAAAGAAGATAAAGGTTATAGTACAAGAGAAGTTACTATATTAGGTGAATTATATAATGATGGCTTAGCAGCTAAAGAAGATGATAAAAGTGGAATATTTATAAGAAATCAAAAAAGAGCTGATTTAATTTTAAGTTGGACAAATGGACAATACACAAATTTAGTTAAAGATAGATAATGCCTGAAATAAATATTGGTACAGGTAGAACATTTCTTACACATAGAGAAATTAAACCAGTAGATGAAACATCATTTTTAGAAGGTTTTAAAGATGCTGCTATAAATATTGGTAGAGGTTGGTCAGATGAAAATACGTTAGGTCTTGCTACTTTGTTTGTTGCAAAAAATGTAATGAATGAAAATAAAGATTATGAATATAATTCTGAATATAATGTTTTAGCTGATCCACAATTAGAAGGTTTAACAGATTACTTAGGTAATTTTATGCACAGTAATAGTGCAGAACACACAAAACATTTAATAGAAAGATTTTATAAAAAACAAAAACAAATTAATGGATCACCTTCTTATATGATTGGAAGAATATTAGGAGGACTAACAGATCCTTCAAGTTTATTTGCTTTTACAAAAGGTGGTAGATATTTATTAACTGGTAGTAGATTAAAAAGAAGTGCTGGTTTTGGTGGTATAGTAGCTGCTGAAGAATCTTCTAAAAGATTATTAACAGATGAAAGACCACTTGCAGACACATTATTAATAAGTGCTGGTGGTTTTATTATACCAGCTATGTTTCCTAGTTTACCTGTTACTGCTGGAAAAAAATTTGATAAACTAGCAGATACATTAGATGAAGCAGATGATATTATATTTAACAGTAAATATACTGCTGGAGCTGCAGCACCTAAAGGAAGTAAACTAAAAACTGAAACTGAATTACAAGCAGAAAATAAAATACAACCTACTGGATTAGGTATATTTGGAGAGCAAGGCCCATACAATCCTTTGTTTAGAGTATTAAAAAATGGATCTAGTAATGCTCAAGAAATGATTGAAAGTATTTTAGAAGGAGCATTATATCAAGTTAAAAACTTTAAAGGTGGAGTTACAGGACAAAGTATAGAAAGAAATATTTATAAAAGATATGTGCCTACTGTTCTTGCAGCAACTAAAAAAGTAGAATCTGCATACAATAAATATTTACAACGTAGTGGTGTAAACCAACAAGGTTTTTTAGAAAAAAACTTTGATAAAAAATTTACTAATAATAAAAAAGTAATGTCACCAAAAGAATTTAGAGAATCTATATGGGATTATAGATTTGGAAAAACAGATGTAGAAGATGAAGTAATAGAAGCATCTAAAGGATTAGATGATTTTTATAAATCTATTGGTGGAGAATATGATGAACTAAAAATAGTACAAAGTTATATTAATAGTCAAATAGATGCTGTTAAGTTTTTTATTAAAAGAACTAAAAACAAAACAAAAAAACAAGATTTAAATATTAAATTAGAAAAATTACAATCTAGATTAGAATATGTAAATAAATACGGATCTCTTAAACAAGATAAATATACAAATATTATGTTTAAAAAAGATCAAATAACTGCAAGATTTGACGAATTTAGTGCTGTATTAACAAGAGCATTAAGAGAAAAAAATCCAGCAATAAGAGAAGATGAGATAGATGATATAATAAAAAGTTTTAAAGAATATCAACCATACATAGAGTTTGAAAATATAGCACAAAAAATAAGACTATTATCAAAACATAATGGGGCAAAGTTTGACAGAGAATTAGTTGAAACGCAATTAATGAATAAAGTAGATAGAGTGTCTGCTAGATTTATGAGTAGAAAATTAAATATTGATTATAGATTATTAGCTGATGCTGGTTTTATTGAAAAAGATATAAATATATTAAAACGAATTTATTATAATCAAACAATACCTGATATTGAAATATCAAAAGTATTTGGTGATCCTATGGGATATGGTGCTAATTATCAAAAAGGTAATAAAGTAGGCATGAAACAAATAGCTGATGAATATGATGATATGATTGATAATGCAGTTAGTGCAGCAGAAAAACAAAAATTAATTAAACAGCGAGATGAAATATTAGATGATCTTGATGCTTCTATTGGATTAGTAAGAGGTACTTATGGATTACCACAAGATCCAAATAGAACACTAAGTAGAGGTATTCGTATAGGTAAATTATATAATGCTATGACTATGCTTACTGGTATAGCACAAACAGTAGATGTAGCTAGATTAGTAATGATTAATGGTATGGGTAAAACTTTTAAAATGTCTTGGGAAGTTATGACAGGTGGTTTTGCTAAAGAAACTATTAAGATGAGTAAAAATACAACACAACTAGGTGGAGAAGCTATTGATATGGCAACAAGTCAAAGAGCTATGTCTATGTATGGAATGGACGATGCATTTGGTGTTTTTAATAAATTTGAAAGAGGAGTAAGTGGAGTAGGTAATTTATATTTTACATTTTTAAATTTATCTAATCCTTGGAACACAGGTGTTAAAACAGTAGCTGGTATGTTTAATGGAGCAAGAACATTAGAAGCAATAGAAGCATTAGTTACTGGAGGTAAAATAACAAAAGTAAATTTAGCAAGATTAAAAAATCTTGGAATAGATGATCAAACTGCTAAAATTATATATCAACAATATAAAAAACATGGATACGGTAAAAATGCTAATTCATGGAGTAGTGTTGGAGATCAATATAAATTAATGAGAGTAGCAAATACAGAATCATGGGATCAAACACCTGAAGCAATTAAAGCAGCAGATATATTTCATAGTGCTATTGGTAAACAAGCTAGAATAGATATTGTTACCCCAACTAAAGGTGATGTACCATTATGGGCAAATACTGAACTTGGTGGAGTTTTATTACAATTTAAAAAATTTGGTATAGCATCTACTCAAAGAATGTTAATGCGTGGTTTACAAGAAAAAGATATTAATTTTTTAAATGGTGTTATGTTATTAATGGCTGCTGGTGCTATGGTAGATGCATTTAGACAAAAAGCATTTAATAGAGATTATTCTAAAAAACCTACTGGTCAAAAAATTGTAGATGCATTTGATAGATCAGGATTAGGTGGTATTTTTTCTGATATTAATAATGCTATTGAAAGATTAGGAAATAATGAAATAGGCTTAAGACCATTGTTAGGTGCAAAAAAACCCTATGGAACATATAGAGATTTGTTTAATAATCCTGTACCAGATGTATTAGGCCCTAGTGCTAGTCAATTAGCTAATATAGGAGATATAGCTTGGACATGGGGTACAGGTAAGTATAATCATCATACAGCTAGGAATGTGCGTAGACTTTTACCGTTTCAAAATGTATGGTTTTTAGATTCATTATTTGATGAAGTAGAGAAAAAAGGGCTTAGATGAGTATTACAATATCAGCAACAGATCCTAGAGTACAATATACTGCTAGTGGTGGTCAAACAGCATTTAGTGTACCATTTGAATTTTTTGCTGATGCAGATTTAGTAGTAATAAAAACTTCTGGTGGAACAGATACTACATTAACTTTAGCTTCTAGTCCATCTAGTGCTGCACAATATTCGGTAACTGGTGCTGGAGCTAGTGGTGGTGGTAATATTACTTTAGGTGGTGGAGCTACTGTAAATGATAAATATACTATATTTAGAAATTTAAGTATTTCTAGATCAACTGATTTTCCAACATCAGGTACATTCCCAATAGAAACATTAAATACAGAATTAGATAAACTTGTTGCAATGATACAACAAAAAGGAGTAGATATTAAACTATCTCCTAGAGCTTCTTCTTCATCATCAACTGCATACAATTTAATATTTCCTGAGTTAGTAGCTAACAAAGTATTGTCAGTTAATTCTTCTGGTAATGCTATTGAGTTTAGTCAATCAATTACTGATGTTCAAGCTGTAGCTGCAATAGCTTCTGATGTATCGGCTGTGGCTGCAATAGCAAGTGATGTAGCAGCAGTAGAAAATATTGCGAGTGATGTATCAACTGTTGCCGCAGATGCTTCTGATATAGGTGCTGTAGCTGGAAAAGCTACCGAGATTGGAAGATTAGGTACTTCTGATGCAGTAGCAGATTTAGCAATACTAGGTACTTCAGCAATCGTAACTGATATGGATTTATTGGCAACTTCTGCCAATGTAACTGCTATGGGGCATTTAGGTACTTCGGCTAATGTTACAGCTATGGGATTACTTGGAACAAGTGCTGCTGTGGCTGATATGGCTTTATTAGGTGATTCAGATGTTATTGCTGATATGGCTCTCCTTGCTAATGCTGATGTAATATCAGATATGAATACTCTTGCTACAAGTGATATTGTAAGTGATCTTAATACTCTTGCAACAAGCGATATAGTTTCTGATTTAAATACCCTTGCTACTTCTGACATAGTTTCTGACATTAATACTTTAGCAACTTCAGATATTGTGTCAGACTTAAATACTTTAGCAACAAGCGACATAGTTACTGACCTAAATATTCTTGGTACTTCTGCCAATGTTACAAATATGGCAACACTTGGAGCTTCTGGTGTTGTTGGAAATATTGCTACTGTTGCTGGATCAATTTCAAATGTTAATACTGTTGCGTCAAATGTTAGTGGCGTAAATAGTTTTGCTGATAGATATAGAGTAGATTCAAGTGATCCAAGTTCTAGTTTAGATGCTGGTGATCTTGCTTTTAATACTTCTTCAAATGTTTTAAAATATTATGATGGATCTGCTTGGCAGACTATAACTTCTGATACAGATGTTAAAACTAAGGTTAGTTCTAACGATTCTACTGCTGGTTTTTTAAATGGTAAACTTGTTGCTGGTGACAATGTGACGTTTACAGAAAACAATAATGGTAGTAATGAAACATTAACTATTGCAGCAACAGATCCAACTGCTCTTGCAATAGCTCTCGGATAGAAAGGAGAATATGGCTAATACATTTAAAACTGTAACTTTTGCAGCTGAGCCAGCTTCGGCTGGAACACCTTATACAATGTATACTGTAGCTGGTAGTACAACTACTGTTGTTCTCGGTTTGCGTTTAACTAATATCCATACTACTTCTGTATCTGTAGAAGTAGAATTAGTTAGTGATACTGCAAATCGTAATGGAGCAAACAATGTAGCTAATGGTACTGCGTTTCTAGCTAAAGATGTTGTTATTCCAGCAAAATCTAGTTTAGAAATTTTGGCTGGTAGCAAGATTGTAATGGAAACTACAGATGTACTAAAGATAGATTGTTCAGTAGCTGATAAAGTTTCTGGTGCATTATCAATAATGGAGATTACTTAAAAGTGACTTACATTGGGCAACAACCTAGCACTACTTTTGATAGTGGTATTCAAGACCGTTTTACTGGATTATCAAGTAACACAGTAACTCTTACACATGACATATCTGCTGAAACAGATATTCTTGTTGTGTGGAATAATATCGTTCAAGATAGTGGTACTTATTCGGTAGGTGGTACTGGAAATAAGACTTTAACTTTAGGAGGAACGCTAGTTTCGGCAGATGTCGTAACTGTGTATTATTTAAACAAAGTAATGCAATCAGTTAATCCTACTGCTGGAAGTGTTACAACTACAACCATAAATGATACTGCTGTTACAGGAGCAAAACTTAATACTGATGTTATATCTGCACAAACTGCACTTAGTTCCGAACCAGCAGACACAGACGAATTTTTAGTAAGTGATAACGGAGTTATAAAAAGAATAGATTATTCTTTAATTAAAGCTGGAAGTAATACTCCATTATGGAAAGTATGGAGATCAGGAAGTCAAAGTATGGGTACTGGTGCAGATACAAAAATACCATTTAATACTTGGAGTTTAGATGATGACAGTATTTTAAATACTAGCAATAATAGAGTAGTTCCTGGAGTTGCTGGAAAATATTTTATTATAGCTCAAATGAGAATGGACACTTCTACTGACTTTAATATGCTTTATTTAGATATTAGAATAAGTGGCTCTAACAAATCAAATGCCCAAGTAGAACACGATCAAACTGGCTCAGTAACTATTTCTTTAATAGATAATTTAAGTGCTACTGATTATATTGAATGTTTTGGGATGCAAAATAGCGGTGGAGATTTAAATATGATGGGTGGAGTACAAAATACATGGATGCAAGGATTTAAATTAGTATGAGTATTTATTATAAAATTAAAGCATATTTAGAAAAAGATTTTAAACTTAGAGAAGAAGTAAGTTTTGAAGATGATAATGGAAATATAACTATTACTTATTGGAATGAAGAAAGTTTAGGAAAAGCAAAACCAACTTTAGAACAGTTAAACGCATTATCTTCCCAAGCAACAGCTTTAGAAAACAATGCAAAGATAGACGCAAAAAGAAAAACAGAATACTTACCCTTCGAGGATCAACTGGAAATGATTTACAAAGACCAAAAGAATGGCACATCAACTTACAAAGACCACTGCGATAAAGTTCGTAGTGATAACCCAAAGGATTAACATATGGCATTTAGTAAAATAGCAAATTTAACAACATTAACTGAGATACCATTTAATTCTACTCAATCTGCAAGTGCTGATGTTAATACTTTAGACGATTATCAAGAGGGTACTTTTACACCTACTGTTGGAAGTATAACTTTAGCTGGTAAACATGGTCATTATACTAAAATTGGAAAACAAGTATCTGTTCAAGGATATGTAAGTATGGGATCACAAAGTGGTGGCACAACAGTTGTTGTTGGTGGTTTACCTTTTACAGCAAGTGCATCAAATCCATCTGTTCAATTTTTTGCTGCACAAACTAATTATGGAGATAGTGGTCCGATATCATTAAGAATTATTGGTAATTCAGCAACAGCCGTACCAGTTTCAACTGACCAACATTCAGATAATAACAATTCAGATTTTAATTATAATGATTTGAATGGAAAATTTTTTTATTTTTGGGGTACTTATTATGTCTAATATAAAAGTAGTAGGAGAATATAAAGCCATAGAAATTACAGAAATAATTAATGGTGTAAATCATTCAAGAGTTTTACACCCATCAAGAATAGAACAAGAAAAAGATGGAAGTAATCAACAAATAATTCAAACAGATATTTCTAGTGAAACAACAGAAATACAAAATGTGTGTAATACTGAATGGACTAATTCAGTTAAAACAGCATGGGAAAATAAATTGAAAGGCATTTAATGACATATGTAGGTGCTACTCCGACAACTGGCGACTTTAAGCTACTCGATTCAATTACAACTTCGAGTTCAACTACCTTTAACCTTAGACAAGGGGGTGTTGCTGTATATCCTCAATCAGCTAATCATTGTCTTGTAGTTTTAAATGGAGTTTTACAAACTGCTGGTAGTAGTTTTAATATCGTAAATGACACAATAGTTTTTGCAAGTTCATTATCTTCAAGTGATGTAATAAATCAAATCCTAGTATTAGGTAATGTTAATGATATTGGTGTACCAAGTGATGACACAGTATCTACTGCTAAACTTCAAAGTTCTGCTGTAACTGACGCAAAAATTTCTGCTATGGCATCTAGTAAATTAACTGGTACTGTTTCTCAAAGTCAAATTGCTGACCAAGCAATCAATGAAGCCAAGTTACAAATAAGTAACGCACCAACAAACGGATATATGCTTACAGCACAATCTGGTAATACTGGTGGACTTACTTGGGCTGAAGCTGGAGGTGGAACTTTAGAATTAATTTCTACTCATAGTCAAACTTCTGGTGTTAGTTCAATTACAATGAATAATTTGTTTTCAACTACTTACAATGTTTATAGAGTATTTATAAGATATTTAAGACCACAAACGAATGATACGGAAGTCAGAATGCAAATGCTTGACACAAGTGGAGTAAGAACAAATACTGCTTATAGATATGCAGTTTTAAGAATTAGAGATGGAGGAGAAGATAATTACCATAATAGCGGTAACACTTCTTTTCTTTTAAACGCAGGTACTTATAATTCTGAACAGCAAGGTGGTGCAAACTTTGATATGACTATTCGTACTTTTAGAAGTGCAACAGGAGATCAGTACACTTTTAATATGGATTATAGAAGTGCTACTGCAAGAAATAATAATCAAGCATCTACTTTTATTGGTAGTGGACATTACAACGAAAAAAATAGTGATCATCCAGCTAACGGATTAAAATTTTTTATGGATAGTGGAAATATAGATAGAGTATTTATTTCTGTGTATGGTGTGAAAGGGGCAGTATAATGAGTAAGGTTGCTATAACAGATGCTAAAACAGGTCAAACAATAATTCGTGATGCAACAGCAGAAGAACAAAATGAAATTGATGCAAGAAATGCAATAGATAAAAGACTAGATAAAATAAAACAATTAAGAAAAGAACATTTAGAAGCTACTGATTGGTGGGTTTTGCGTGGTAATATGACAGATGCACAAACTCAATACAGACAAAAGCTAAGAGATATACCTTCCGATTACGACAGTTCTAAATATGATGCTTTACTTGCTAGAGAAACAGATGAAAGTAAAAATACTTTTGGACAATTAACACATTCAATTTGGAGTAAACCATGAGCTTAGTTAAATTAAATGCAAGATCAGCAACAGCACTAGACGCAACAGTATTAACTGGTAATTTACCAGCTATTAGTGGAGCTAGTTTAACTGGGATTAGTGCAGAAACTAACTCACCATATTTTGATATTAAATTAGCTTCAAATGTAACTAGTAAAAATAATAATACTTGGTATTATCTTGGTTATTCTGCAGGGTTTGGTACTCAAGTAAATGAAAATGTTGGTAGTGGTTGGGATAATTCAACAGGATATTATCAAGCACCAAAAGCTGGTCGTTATTATTTCTTTATAAAACAAGGTTGTTCTGGAACTTCAACTCATTCTGGTTATGATATTGGATTTTCTAAATTACAAAAAGCAAGTGCTGGTAGTACAAGTTTTTCAGACATAACTAATTATCCTTCTTGTCGTAATGGTACTAGACCTGGTAATGAAGGTCATTGTACAGGTACAGTTCAATTTATAATAAATCTTACAGTTGGAGAAAGAATAATTTTTGGTGTTCATGTTTACTCTGGTGGCAGTCAAACAAACTGGCAGTGGGCTAATAGTGACACTAGATGGGGTGGAATGTATTTAGGAGCATAATATGAGTGATAAAAGTATAAACGAAAAAGTAAAATTATATTTAGGTAGAGAATACAATCCTGAAAATGGAGAAAGAGAAGTAGAGTTTGAACAGAAAAAAAATGACCCTACAGTAATTTCTTTTTGGTCAGATAAACTTGAAAAACCTAAACCAACACAAGAGGAGTTAGACGCATTATGATTAATCCTTGTGGCTGTAATGGAAGCTGTGTTTGTGGTAAATGAAAACATTATTTATAGTTTTAATTGCAATAACTTTTGTTGCTGTATCAACTGACGTAAAATCTGCTGATACAAATACTGTATCATCTACTGTTGTAACTAATTCTACACCACCAACAGCTAATGCTCCTAGTGTTGTAGTAAATAATTCTGATGTATGTAAAACAGCAGCTTCTGCTAGTATTCAAACACAGGTATTAGGATTTGCTTCAGGAATTACAATCACTGATGAAAATTGTGAGAAAATAAAATTATCTAGATCTCTATATGCTATGGGTATGAAAGTAGCTGCAGTAAGTTTATTGTGTAGTGATCCTCGTACTTTTGATGCAATGTGGAACGCTGGTACTTACTGTCCTTATAGAGGAAGTATTGGTGAAGAAGCTAAACAAGGTTGGGAATCTAACCCAACAGATGTACCACCTGGCAGTACTATTTTTAATACAAATATAGAACAAACTAAAGAGAAAGTAGAAAGTGATAAAGAGTTCGCAAAATTTATTATTGCTGCTATGGCTATGTATATCGGTATTCCTATCCTTTTCTAGTAAAGCAGTAGATTGTTCTACTGATACTATTGGATTATGTACTCCTACCATAGAAGAAATTATTGATGAAGTAGTTACTGAAACTATTGAACATGAAGCTGATGGCATTACCATCACAACAACTACCGAAACTACAACTACTACTACTACAGTTACTAATGAAAATTCTGGTGATATTTTAGATGGTAATAATGATTATGTTGTATCTTCTAAAGAAGGAGATATGGATATTGATTGGGGAGGTCAAGGCCCAGCTTCTATGCCAAGTGGTAATTCATGTGGTCAATTAGGCACAGATAAATGTGCTATGATTACTGGATCAGGTAATAGCACTTCTACTATGGGAGTATCTGGTATGGGTACTACATTTATAAATACGGTAAATGTTTCTGATCTTAACATTAAGCACGGAGGTAGAACTAATTATTCTATTAAAGTAGATAAACAAGATGCTAGTGATTCTATCTATATGCATATTACAGGTAAAGATGGCAGCACTAATGTATTTTCAGGAACTGATATTCTTTCTGCAAGTGGTACAGCTAGTGGTTATCAAACATATGAAAGTGGTTTTGATTTTAGTGGATCAATAACTACTGTTATAATTGAAATTGGTGGGCGTGATATCAATATGGCAATCGGACCAATGTTTGATGATGTGTCTATTAATGTACTTTATAATGTAATTAATACTATTGTTACTGAAACAATTACTTCTGTAGAAATGTTTATTGCATTAAATGTAGATGTTAGTGATGAAATTATTAATGTTGTTGAAGATGTATTTGAATCTAATGATATTGTAGAAACAGATATAGGAATAGATTTTCAACCCATAGAAATAGAAGATGTTAATTATAATACTGTAGAAATTGAAATAGCTGAAATAGAAATTGAAATACAAGAATTAGAATTAGAGATTGAAGCTACTATAGAAGAAGCTATTGAAACCAATATACAAGAAACAGAAGTAGAACCAGAGGTACAACTAGATGAGAAGCCAGTTGAAGAAGTAGAAGAAATAGAAGATACGACTGTAGAAAAAGTTGAGACAGTAGAAAAAAAACCAGAGCCGAAAGAAGAAACAAAACCACAAAAGGAAGAACAACCAAAAAAAGAAGTAGTTTCATCAAAAGAGAAAGCTGCTAAAAAGATTGTTAAATCTATGGGTGATAAAAAGAAATATGATTCTATTAATCAAATGAAAACCTTAATTGTTATGCAAGTATTAGGCAATACCAAGACTTTTTTTGATAGTCAAAAGGAATTGAATGATAGAGAAAATTTTTTTTCCAATGTGAGTATACCTGATGCAGTTATTAGTGATAATAACATTGCTGGTTATTTGCTTTTTGGTGGAAGTGATGGTTTAATGCAAGAAATGATAGATAGTCAATGGCAGAAGTAGAACTAGGTGGAGTAAAATTTAGAGGTGGCAAAATTTTTGTTATCCTTACAGCACTATCAACATTAGGTGGTGCATTGTGGGGAGGATTTGAGTTTTATAAAGATTATGAATCTATGCGTAAAAAAATTACGTCATACTCAGCTCCTGATTTATCAGGATTTGATAAACGTTTAGATTTAATACAACAAGAAGTTACTATGATGCAATCTGAAATGACAATGATACTTAATGAGGTAGCATTAGTTGCAGATGTAGCTAAAGAATTAAAGAACGATTTAAAATCTGATGTTCGTAGAATAGAAACTATTGTAGAAGATGTAGAGCAACGAGTTAAAGAAGATGCTCGTACTAATGAGAAAGAACTTAAAGAAACTATTAATAGTATTGATGATGATGCAGCTAAACTTGAAGAAGAATTAACTTCTGCTATGAGTAAGTTAGATAAGAAAGTTACTGATAGCATTATTAAACTTGAAGAAGATGTTGATAAAAGAATTAAAATGACTTTAGACAATCCTCTTTCGCAGTTGAAATAATGTTTAAAATATTTGCTATGATCTGTATGCTTAATGTAGGTGAGCTAGATCAAACGCTTTGTTTTAAAGGTGAAGTACCTTTACATTTTAAAGATAATTTAGAATGTAATTTAGCAAAAAATAATTTAGCAAATTATCTTGATTCTGATATGAAAGAAAGAAGATTAACTGTTATATTTAGATGTGGTAGTAGAGGATCTGATGTCTAATTGGGAACAGCAATACATACAGATAACTAAAACTCTTGATGAGATTAAGTCTGATGTTCGTGCTAATAAAGAAGAAGTTTCCCAGTTAAAACAAGAAATGGCTACTGGTAGAGGAGCATTAAAAGCTGTAGCTTGGATAGGATCTATTCTTATTATTATCTTTACAACCTTGAAGTTATTTAATTATAACGGTTAAATGAAATTTAAAGGACACAAAGTCCTTGTCATTGGTGATACCCATGACAGTCCAAACATTCCTAAGAATAGGTTTCATTGGATTGGTAAGCACATTCGTAAATCAAAACCAGATTATATTGTTCATATAGGAGATTTTTCTAGTTTAGATTCTCTTAGTTTTTTTCAAAAAAATAGTACACAACAAGGTAAATTAAAAGATGCTTTTATGGTAGATATATCATCTATGCGTTCGGCTTTAAAAATTTTAGATAAATATATTAAAGATTATCCTAAACATTTTTGTATGGGAAACCATGAGCTGCGTATACATAGATTTGAAGAAAATATACCTGAAATAGAAGGTATGATGAAACATCAATTATATTCTTCATTTGAGGAATACGGTTGGAATGTATCTGAATATGGTGAATTTAAATTTATAGCTGGTGTAGGCTTTGTTCATGCACCATTAAATATAATGGGCAAAGAATATGGTGGTAAAAACGCTGAAGTACAGATAGGAAATGACAGTATACATGACTTAGTATTCGGTCATACGCATAAAGCTAGGGATTGGAAGGCTATTAAGATAGGGTACGACAAATGGGTAAGGATCGTAAATGTCGGTTGCTCTTTGCCTTATGGTCATATAGAAGAATATGCTAAGTTAAATATGAATGGCTGGTCTTGGTGTATTACTGAGCTGGGCATTTGGGATAACCATGTCCAAGAAGTAAATTTTATTTCTATGGATAGATTAGAGAGGGAATATGATTAAAAATTTGTTGAATAAATTAAATCTTTATTCATTAAGTCGTAAAGGTAAAATTGCAGTAGGTGTACTAGTAATTATTATTTTAATGATTTTATATAATATGGTGTTTTAATGTTAGGTGGTCTACCAGTAGAAATGATTACTATGCTTGGCAGTTCTTTGTTGGGTGGTTTTATGTCTATATGGTCGCAATCAATTAAAGCAAAACAAGACGAACAGAAAATGTTATTGGCAAGAGCTGATAACCAAATGAAACATATTAGCGATGCTAGAAATTTTGATAACAAAGGTTTTCAATTTACTCGTAGGATCATAGCATTGACTGCTGTGTTTTTTATTATTGCCTGGCCGAAAATTGTTCCAGTATTTTTCGATACTTCAGTATGGTTAACATGGACAGAATTTTCTAGAGGATTTCTTTTTTTAATAGAAAAGAAAGAGATAGTTATGGATAAAGAATTTTTTGGTGTGGTAATTACTCCATTAGACACTCATTTGATGTCAGCTATCATTGGACTATATTTTGGAGGAAGTTTAGTTAAAAAGTAGCTCATAATTGAGCATACAAAGGGTAATTGTACGGTTTAGGTACAATCACACACAAGAGTTTCATTATCCTCCCATTAATGAAAAAAGGGGGTTTATAGATATATCAGCTATATTCCCCCTATTTTAATACTCGCGATATAATTATAGAGTAATTAAAAAATTAAAAACAACCTCTGGCATCATATCAGTATGAGAAAGGAGGCTCCCTACCATGTCTAAGTATTAAACTTTTTATTATAGCATCTAATACAATACCAATCACAGGATTCAGCTCTGTTTTGATTAGTAGGAATAAATGCTATAAGATTATCTTGTATATATTTTTTATCACAAGAAGAACATTCATAAAAACTAGAACGGGATATCTTCTGTTGGATCTTCTGTTCTGCTGTTAGTTTGCGTTGAAACTTTAGAACTGCCACTTTGTCCTCCAATCATTTTAAGTACACCTTTATATCTAGGTATAATAATTTCGGTTACATATTTGGTTTCACCATTGTGGTCATACTGTCTAGTTTCTACTTGACCTTCTATGTATAACATAGTTCCTTTTTTAACATATTGCTCTATTGTTTTTGCAATGTTAGGATCCCAGCATACAAGTCTATGCCATTGTGTTTTTTCTTGCCACTCACCAGATTTATTTTTAAATCTTTCTGAAGTTGCTAATGAAAAACCAGCAAACTTTTCTTCTCTGGTAGATACTTTTACTTCAGGATCGCTACCAACACGACCTAATAGGATTACTTTATTTATCATCTAATACTCCTTCTATATTATTTAAAGCAGTGTAAGCACTTCTTACATGCCATCTTATATCAGCTTTATTAATTGTTAAAGCTCTATCAGTATTTTCTTGGGTTTTTACATCACTGTCTACACCTTTTATAAAGGCAAATAACAAATGAAATAAATCCATTTCACCTACTGTTTTATATTCTTTTTTACTATTAGAATAATATTCAGCTTCTATTGGTGGTATTAATTTAGTTGGTATTTTATGTCCTTGTAATACCAATGAATGTAATAAATCATTTACTGTCATACTTCCTCCTATATTTGATAGATGACTTCATCATCTTCTAGTTCTCTTGTAGTTACATTAAATTCTTTTAATATTTTATTTAATTCTTCTGCTGTTAAATCTTTATCACAAGAATAAATAACAAAAGATTTATCATAAACTATTGGATGTTTAAATTTATCTTTATAATTCATAGTTACTCCTTTTAGTTGCGTACAGGCAATGAGAACATCATGCCCAATAACTGACCTGTACGCTATCCCCAGTTATTAGGCGACTATGTAGTTTTAGTAACTTTGGTTGGATCTGATTTGTTAGAATATTTTTCTTCTAACTTTTGAACATATTTTGAATCATCAAATTTGCCCATAAATATATCAGAACAAAGTCCTAAGTGACTGAACGCTTTTGTTAATGCATCTGTCATAGCTTTCTTTGGTGCTTCGTCATCTAATGCACCAGTTTTTCTATACATTTTTAAAGGTGAACAAACTGGCCCATAGAAATCCCAAAAACCTTCTTTGTTTTTATTAATTGCTACTGATACTTCAGCAGCTACAACAGCAGTTTGATTACTGTCCATACCATGATAAGTATAATCAACTCGGTATGTCCAACCAGTACCTACTGGGCCAAACTGTTCTGTCATTTTCATAATCTGCCATTGTGGATCAATAGTAGTTATTTCACCAAAACCTTTATTGATGCGTTTAGTAAATCTAGGATCAGTTTCTTTTAAACTATCCCATACATTTCTTTTATCTGTTGTCATTGTACCTCCATACTTTAGTGTTACTACCGAAACTATTTTTTCTTCTATTACCAGAATCTATTATATATTCCAATAACTTAAGCTCGGTAAATCGTGGTCTAATTGATAGTATACTTTCTGATAATAGTGCTGCTACTTCTTCTGGTGTAGCACCATAATTACCTGAATTTTTTACTATATCTAGACATTCTGTTCGCAGATTAGCTGCTCTAGAATTTATTTTTTTGGCTGCCTCTTTGCTAGTTGAGTTTTCCTTGTAACCAGCCGTCAGAGGATATTTCTTCTCCAAAGTGATTCTCGATGTCTTGTTCATTATTTATTCTCCCCATAAGATCGAAGTCAATATATTCTGGTGGCTGTATGTTATTCATCACATGAAACCAAAATAAATGACAAGCGATTTCTAATTTTTTCTGAAAAGGTTTATCCTTTTCAATAGTAAAAACATTATAACCTAAATTACCTCTTAACACAGATAGCACAGCTTTACTAAAACCTGTTACCATCATGTAGTGTTGTACTTGAGGATAATATTTATCTATAATATTTTGATCTTTAACAAATGCGTTTACATGTTTAGCTTCAAAGACTTTGCCTTTTGCTACTCCATCTAAACTACCATAGATGTAATCATATTGTGGGTGTGTAAATATATTACCTATATTAACAACTCTTTCTCCACTAACCTCTTGATACCATCTTCTGTTAAATTCTTCTGTAAATATTCCAAGTTGAACTGGCAATACACTTGAAAGATCTTTCCTTTCGACTGCACCAGTTTTCTCAAGCCAAAGGTCTTTCCACTCTCCAGCAACAAGACGGATTGCATCAGTACCTCCAATGCCTGTTGGTCTTTCGGGTGGTTTAAGTTTTCCATTTCCTTTTCCCATCTAGTCAGAGCTCCTTTCTCTAATTTGTTGTCGTCTGTATACATTTCGTTGATCTCTCTCCAAATCCCTAGTTGACTTCCCATGTTTGTATCTTCTCCATATATAATCTTCAATTGGTTTTACTTTACGATTATCAGCCACACGCTGACTCATATAATGTTTGGCAAAATATCTATACATATCTGATTCTAAATATTGTATAGCCAATACCATAACAAAATTTTGTAGACTACGCTTTCTATCTATATGGTCTTGATGTTTCGATGGTAGTCTGATGTTCAATTTCTGTAATTGCTTTCCTAATGCTTTCAGCAGAGTTATTCCCATATTCTTTCTCCAGTATATTTGTTAAATACCAAATTGCTTTCAGTATATCTTGTTCTTTATTTTTTTTCCTATGTCTGCGAATATATTTTACAGCATTTCCTTCACAAAAATCTAAACCCCAAGCTCTTATCAATTCGGTTAGTTCTGGTTTATTGTTATGGTAATAACTAGGACTTGTTTTAGTCATTTAATTCCTTTCATTGTTAAATATTTAGGGTAATCATTTTCAAATGCTTCCATCATATCTTCATACTTTTTTATTAATTTATTTATTTTAACACCAGTATCTTCTACATTATCATCTAAAGATATTACTACTGGTTTTAGTTCTTTTAATTCATCTATGAATGTTAGTATTTCAATCATTTTTCCCCCATTTATTCATATGACATTTGCCACAATACCAATATATGCCATCGCCATATACTAAATCATCACCCTTGCAGCTACAGCCACTCGGTTGATTTTTTTCTTTATATATAAGTTTATTATGTGGCGTTAATGTGTCGAAGTGTGTTCCGACTTTAATTCGGTTTCTTTTGGTTTTATTTTTATATGACATTCTAACGCATTGGCCCAACAACAAAATAGAAATCCACTAGGTTTTCTTATACCTACTTCCCATTTAGATACTAGACCTCTAGCACAACCAATCATTTCATCAAGCCTTGATTGTGATAAACCTAGGTTTTTTCTGCGTTCTACAAATTGTGGTATAACTGTGTCAAAGAATATACCTAGTTCTTTATTAGACATATCTTTTAATATCTGAATATAGTTCGGTTTGTCAAGATACGCTGGGGAATATGTTAAGCTCTAACGCTTATTATATATTCCCCTATAAAGAAAAGAAGGCTTTAGGTATTCTTAGAAGTTTCCTCATTAACTTAAAGTTAATGTTCACGACTTTTCTTTAACCATTGGGGGAGTAAAGTTTTCCATGGCTAACCATGTGAGATTATTACTCCCTAATTCTACTATATACTTTCTTTGTAGGCAGTATACTACCTGTGAGTAGCTAGCTCACTTGAGTTCTGTAGAATGTTCTTAGTATTCACTAGCTTTCATTATAGTGAGTACTCTAACTGTTTTATTTGGATCAGTTTTATCAGGACTAAGATATTTCATATCATTATCATAATAATCTATTTTCCAATTATATCTTTCTTTCTTAAAGTTAAATGCACCAAAATCTTTTTCACCATAAGGGTTATTATCTTTAGTAAAGTTTCCAAAATATTTAACAGAGAAAAATACTTTTTCTTTATCTTTAAGATTTAAACCAGCAATGCCAGGTGTTAATACTATTTTGTTTTTTAGATTTTCTTTTTTAAGCATATTACCAGTAAACATATCTTTGCGTAATTGATCATTAAGATCAGCTACTTTTCTAGAATATTCTAATGTTTGTTTATTCATCTGTTGTTCCTCCAATAGATTTCATTTCATGCTCATCTTCAAATTCTACTTTCTTTAATCTTTCTTCTAATTTTAAGATAGCATTTTCACATGAAACAAGTCTTGTTTGTACTTCAATAACAACATCTGCTATTTTTTTAGTAAAAGAATAATGAATGTCTTGTACTTTTTCATTTAGTTCTTGTACTTTGTCAAAATGTTCTAATCCAGTATATGTAGATTTTTCAGTCATCTGTCCTCCTCTTTGTTTAGTTCTTTTTGAACATCACTAACACTCGGTATTAATTCATGTTCTAAATCTTCTCTTTTAGCATTATCCCATATGTCTACATTAGATTCACCATACTTTTTGATAAATTCTTCTCTTGTAGATTCTGCTGCATATTCGGTCATTTCTAAAAACCATGTACCTGTTTTACTCATGCTGCTTTTCCTTTCTTTGATTTACTATAATTTTCAATAGCATTATTAATCATTTCGGTTATTTTAGATATTGGTAGATGTTTATATATTTGGTCGTCAATCAATTCTAATAATTGACTGTTATCCATAGTTTTTATAGCTGGAATTTTCTTTTTAGCCATTATTTCCTCGCTTGTATGTATACCATAGTAATACCCACTATTACTATTATGATTATGTCTATGATAGGCATTATCTTAAACTCGCTGTATATTCGTTAATCATGTCAATAATCTGTTCTTCTTCTTCTTTTGAAGTGAAGTGATTAAATTTTTCTACTAAATCTTTATTAACAGCCATTGCAATAGCATTTACATCTTCTTCACCATAATGTTTAATTACAAGTTCTGAAGCTGTTCTTTCAAACCATTCTTCATTTGTATCAGCTTTCGGCTCTGATTTAGGTGCAGCTTGTTTTGGTGTAAAAGCATGTAGATTGCCAAATATTTCACCAGTTGTTGGATCCCATATATTGCCATCATCATCTACATTAAATACTCTTTTCTTTAATTTAGATAATCCTTTTAATTTGCGTTCCATAACATTTAAGTCATAGATATCGCCCATAGTTTTTGCAAAGTCATCTGATATAAATAGTCTGTAATACCAAACACCTTTACGCTTAGCAGCTCTATATAGTTTACTATTCAGTAATGTGCTGCCAATCCACATACCTGATTTCCATGTAGTTCTAATCATATTTACCTCTTTCGGTTCGGTTAACATAACCTGGCATTACCACCGGATTGTGGTTATTTTAAGTTATTTTTTACCATAAGAAACGCGAGCCGAAGGCTCGCGAAAATTTTTGTAAAATCCCAGTTATGCGATAGCTGGGATTAATTCAGAAGATATAGTACCATCTTCATTATCTAAAGGTCTTTCAAGTTTACCATGGTTTTTATTATACCAATCTTTAGTTTCTTGAAGTTTCTTATTATGTATTGATGCTCTTTTCTCATCTGACATATTATCTTGTTTAACTGGATTTTTAGCTTGGTATGGTTGCCAAACTTCGCCAGTTTTTTCAAGGTAATAATCTAAATGAGCTTTAAGTCTATTAAACAGTATATCAAATTGAAATTCTCTAGCTTTTAACTGAGTTTCTAATTGACCTAATTGTACAGCGTCAATTTCCTGAAACTGTGCTTTAAGACCTAATGAAGTCAAGCTTGAAGAACTACCTTTTTTAGATTTGAAATAGTTAATTCTATTAGTAGTTGCTGTAAGCATTTTCTCTACAATAGCTAATCTATCAGCCATTTTGCTGATTGTGCTATTCATAGTAATTGAAAAATCAAGTAAACCAACATCATAGCTTTCACCAGCTTTGTTGATATCCATGACCTCACAATTAATTTGATGATCATATTGTAGTTGTAATGCATTGATAGTATTTTGATATATAGTAGTCATTAC